AATTAGAAAAAATATCTAAGTCTAAAGGAACTAGGACACAATTATATGGGTGGCAAGCCTACGATCCTGATACAATCCAAGTAATGTTTTTTGAATACAAAACATATAATAGTCAAGTATTTAAAATAAAAGAAACTGATCAAGGCCTAGAAAAGTCTTTAGTTAAAACTGATGAATTTAATCCTCCAAAGACAGATACCTTTTCTAAAGTATCTAGAAAAATAGAAGTATTATATAAAGGATGTAAAATAATTGGGACTAATGAATTAGTTCAATGGGAACTAGCAGAAAATATGAGTAGGCCTTTTGCTGATACTACTAAAGTAGAAATGAGTTACGCTGTTGTAGCACCAAGAATGTATCAAGGTAAAATTAATTCTATTGTAAGTAAAATAACTGGATTTGCTGATATGATTCAACTAACCCATTTAAAATTACAACAAGTTATTGCTAGAATGGTTCCAGATGGTGTTTATTTAGATATGGACGGTCTTGCGGAAGTTGATTTAGGTAATGGTACCAATTATAATCCAGCTGAAGCACTGAACATGTATTTCCAAACTGGTAGTATAGTGGGGAGATCTTTAACGCAGGAGGGAGATTTAAATAGGGGTAAAGTACCTATTCAAGAATTACAAAGTAGTAGTGGCGGAGCAAAAATTCAAAGTTTAATTCAGACGTATCAATATTATTTACAATTAATAAGAGATGTGACCGGATTAAATGAAGCTAGGGATGGAAGTATGCCTGATAAAGATGCTTTAGTAGGCTTACAAAAAATGGCTGCTAATGCTTCCAATACAGCTACAAAACATATATTACAGTCTAGTTTATGGTTAACATTAAGAACTTGTGAAAACATTTCATTAAGAATCGCAGATTCTTTAAATTACCCATTAACTTTAAATTCATTAAAGAGTTCTATATCTACTTATAATGTAGGTACCTTAGCAGAAATTCAAAATCTTAATTTACATGATTTTGGTATTTATTTACAATTAGAGCCCGAAGAAGAAGAAAAAGCTGTATTAGAACAAAATATTCAAATGGCACTTCAGCAAGGAGGTATTGATTTGGAAGATGCTATTGATATACGTCAAATTAATAATTTAAAATTAGCTAATGACGTATTAAAACAAAAACGTAAAAAACGTATTGCTCAAGAACAGGAATCCCAGCAAGCTATGATTGAAGCGCAAGCGCAGGCACAGGCGCAGGCAAGAGAACAAGAAGCTATGTCGGAAGTTCAAAAACAACAAGCTATTACTGGGGCTACTGCAGAACTTGAAAAAGCTAAATCTGAAATTGAGATTCAAAGAATGCAGATTGAAGCAAAATTAAAAGAACAAGAAATGGCTACAAAATTTCAATATGATATGCAATTAAAGCAATTGGAAGTTTCAGCTATGAAAGAGAAAGAACAATACGTAGAAGATCGTAAAGATAAACGTACCAAAATGGAAGGTACACAACAAAGTGAGATGATAGATCAAAGATCAAATGATTTATTACCTAAAAACTTTGAAAACCAAGAAGCGATGGGTCAACCATCACTTATTTAATTAATTTTATAATATTTTATTATGTCAGAAACAAAAACAAATCCTGAGGTGACTCAAGAAGTCAAATCAGAAGGTGGGGATATGAAGATGAAATCTAAACCAAAAATGAAAAAATTTGAATCATCTAAAAACGAACCATTTAAAATAGATCTATCTAAAGTAGATACTTCATTAGAAGCAAATGCTAGAGTTGAAGCGCCTATTAAAGTAGATTTAACTAAACCAGAAACAAAAAAAGAAGAAGACGATGCCATTCATATCGGAGAAACAAAGGAGGTACCTGTGGGCGAACGAGCCGGAGATAGCGAAAAGGTGGACACTGGAGGAGACGAATCCAACACAGAGTCCAGCTCGCCTATTGAAGAAATTCAAGAGATGGACGAAGGAACATTACCAAAAGAAAATATAGTAGTAAACGAAGTATTACCCCCTACATATGATTTACCAGAAAATGTAGAAAAACTAGTTGATTTTATGAAAGAAACTGGTGGGGATGTTGAGGATTATGTAAGACTTAACGCTGATTATTCTCAAACAGATGAGAATACTTTATTAAATGAATACTACAAAAAAACTAAACCACACTTAAATACTGAAGAGATTTCTTTTAGATGAGGAGCGAGATATCCGAAGAAAGAAACTCGCAAAAAAAGAAGAGATTGCAAAAGCCAAGAATTTTTTAGAAGATCTTAAGGTTAAATATTACGACGAAATCAAGTTGAGACCCGGCGTAACTCAAGAGCAAAAGAAAGCAACGGATTTTTTCAATCGATATAATGATGAACAGGAATTAGCACAACAAAAGCATGGGAGATTTCTTAATGATACTAAAACTCTTTTTAACGAAGAATTCAAAGGTTTTGATTTCGAAGTAGGAGAAAAGAAATTTAGATATGGAATTAAAGATCCCGCTGCTGTTGCAGAAAACCAGTCTAATCTAAATAATTTCGTCGGGAAGTTCTTAGACAAAGAAGGAAATGTTACAGACACGAAAGGTTATCATAAAGCTATGTATGCTGCTCAAAATGTAGATAAGATTATAAATCATTTTTATGAACAAGGCAAAACTGATGGAATAAAAACAGTTGTGGAAGGTTCTAAAAATCCAACATTAGATTCACCTCGGCAAACTGCTGGTGATGGAGTTTATGTTGGAGGATTTAAAGTTAGGTCTATAGATGGAGTAGATAGTTCAAAATACAATTATGGGTGTATTAAGTCCTCAATTTGGCACACTCGTTCCATCCCAACAACCGCAAACTTTAGCTACTAATTATCTAAATTTTGCAACTGGTGGGGCGAACGATTTTGCTCAACAATATCTACCAGAAATTTATGAAGCTGAGGTAGAGCGTTATGGTAACAGAACGTTAGGTGGCTTCTTAAGAATGGTTGGCGCTGAAATGCCAATGATGTCAGACCAAGTAGTTTGGTCAGAACAAAACAGATTACATATTGCATATGACAACGTAAGTTGTACAGCAGTTGGTGTTAATGGTGGTAATAGATTAACTATCGTAGCAGCAGCTGGGCAACCAATTAATTCTGTTTTTCCAAATATGACTGTTGTAGTAATGGATCCTAACAATCCTGCCTTTACAGTTAAAGCAATAGTACAAGATTCAGGAGCAGATTCTGCTTCCGCATTAGGTGCTCTTGTGATGCAAGTAATCCCTTATACCAGAGCTGCGGTTAACGCAGGTGCTGCGCTTACTGGATTAAAAGTATTTGTATATGGTTCTGAGTTTTCGAAAGGCTCTACATTAGGAGCAGCTTCTAACCAATCTATAACACCAGGTTTCCAAACATTTAGTAACAAACCAATTATCATTAGAGATAGATACGCTATAAGTGGATCTGATGCTTCTCAAATTGGATGGGTTGAAGTTGCTGGAGAAGATGGAACTTCGGGTTATCTTTGGTATTTAAAAGCTGAAGGTGAAACAAGAATGAGATTCGAAGATTATTTAGAAATGGCTATGGTTGAAGGTGAGTTAGCGAATGCTGCTGCTGTGACTGCAATAATTACTGCAGGAGTTGGCACAGGTGTTCCATCATTTACAAACCTAACTGTTAATGGCGGTGCTGGTTCTATTGGTACTGAAGGTTTATTTGCCTCTATTAATAATGGCGGTAATGTTCTTTCAGGATATGCTGGTAGTCTTCAAGACTTCGATTCAGTGTTAGAAAATTTAGATACTCAAGGAGCTATTGAAGAAAACATGCTTTTCTTAGATAGAAAAACTGAGTTATTATTTGATAACATGCTAGCGCAACAAAACTCTTATGGAGCTGGAGGTACATCTTATGGTGTATTTGAAAACTCTGAAGATATGGCGCTGAATTTAGGTTTCTCTGGTTTTAGAAGAGGTTCGTATGACTTCTATAAAACTTCTTGGAAATACTTAAACGACGCTTCTACAAGAGGTGGTTCTACTAATTTTGTTAATGGTGATAACATCGATGGTGTATTAGTTCCAGCAGGAACTTCTTCAGTATACGATCAGTTACTGGGAACAAATATTAGACGACCTTTCTTGCATGTAAGATATAGAGCTTCTCAAGCTGACGATAGAAGAATGAAATCATGGCTAACAGGTTCTGTTGGTGGTGCTGCAACTTCTTCTCTTGATGCTATGGAAGTTAATTTCTTATCAGAAAGATGTCTATGTACTCAAGCTAGAAATAATTTCGTATTATTTACAGCTTAATATTTATATAAAGTTTATTCCTGTCTATTTGGACGTATCTTCAGGCAGGAGTATCCTTTATTTTATTAACTATTTAATTATATTATATTATGTCAAAAACAAAAGAAAAAGAAATTCCTTCTTTGGAAGAAGGATGGGAAATAAAAGATAGAAATTACTATTTAACTGGTGAAAAAGAACCTTTAACTTTTACATTAAAATCAAGACATACAGAAAAATATCCTCTGTTATATTTTGATTCAAAAACAAATGAACAAAGAGCATTAAGATATGCTACCAATCAAAAATCACCATTTATAGATGAACAAAAAGGTGAAGTAACTTTACAACATATAATGTTCAAAGATGGATCATTACATGTGCCTAGTGAACATCAGGCTTTACAAAAATTACTTTCACTGTACCACCCTGATTTAGATGGGAGATACAAAGAAGTTAAAAAAATAGAAGCAGCAACTGATGAATTACTTATTTTTGAAATGGAAATAGCAGCTTTGAATATAGCTAGGACGATGGAGATAGATAAGGCTGAAGCCATTTTAAGAGTTGAGGTTGGGTCGGCAGTAAATGAATTAAGTTCTAAAGAAGTAAAAAGAGACTTAATTTTATTTGCTAGGAATAAACCTAAGCTGTTTATAGAATTAGCTAAAGACGAAAATGTTCAACTTAGAAACTTTGGTATAAAAGCCGTTGAGGCTGGAATGATAAAGTTGTCTAATGATCAAAGAAGTTTTACTTTAGGTAAAAATGATCGTAAACTTTTTGGCGTTCCTTTTGATGAAAATCCATATTCAGCATTAGCTGCATGGTTTAAAACAGATGAAGGTGTAGAGCTTTATAAAGCAATAGTTAAAAAGCTATCTTAACACAATAATAATAGGGGCGGCAACACGCCGCCTTTATTATAAATAATATACTAGAATGGCAATAAACGTAGATACTGTATACAAAACTGTTTTGTTAATACTTAACCAACAACAGAGAGGATATATGACACCTGATGAATTTAATAAAGTTGGGACACAAGTACAACGAAACATATTCGAAAACTACGAAGATGATTTAAATCAACAATATCGTTTGCCACAAAATGATACAGAATATGCTAATAGAGTAATGAACTTAGAAGAAAAATTAGACATATTTAAAAGATTTGGGACTGCTACGCCTACAGCCAGTGGTTCTAATATTTATACTCTTCCTACAACGGCGACCACGCCTACTATAACACAATCATTTACACAACCCAATCCAACTGGAGGAAATCAAGTATTTACAGTAACTAACTGGACAGCTGCGGAATCTCAAAACGCCATAGTTAAGGTTTATTTACAAGGTGCTTTACAAACCTCCCCTGCTCAATATACTTGGGATGCAGGTACAAATACTATTACATTTGCTGCAGCTCCTACGGCTGCTGATGTGATTTTAATAGAATTATACCCAGAAGATTTTTATAGATTAGGAACAGTTATTTATAATGATATTACAGAAGTACAAGTTATTGAAAGAAATGAATTATATTTACTTGAAAGATCTCCTTTAACAAAAGCTTCTAGTATACAACCGTATTGTTTATATGAAAACAAACAATTAACTATTTATCCAACTACTATAACTGCAACAACTGCTGCTGATAGTTTAATAACTGCTTCATATTTAAAAAGACCGAGCAATATTATATGGGGATACTCTACTGGTCTTTTAGGGCAATTTTTATATAGCCCTACTGCTTCAGTAGATTTTGATTTACATACTTCTGAACAAACAGAAGTTATATTAAGAATACTAGTATATGCAGGTGTAATCATAGAAGATCCTAGTATTGTGCAAGTAGCAGCGGGACAAATACAAGCAGAAGAACAAAACTCAAAAATGTAAGATATGCCTAGACCAGATGGTGGAGTAATCACCGAAACTAATTTACAATATTACGCGGGAGCGCAGATTATATATACTTCAGTTGCATTAACTGTTGATTATACCTTTACTTTTAATACAGCATTATCTATGGGCAGTACTACTAGTTGGGACCCTACTGACCCTAATTTTACATTAAATAATTTTAGAATATATACTAGTCCAACTGGATTAGGAGCTTGGACAGAATATATTACTACTTATAGTTTAGTTAATAATAAAACTGGAAGCGTTATAACTTTAGGTAATGCACAAGCAATAGGTGTTTATATAAAAGTTCAATTAAAAGAAACAGCTGTAGAAGATAATTACGGAGGATATGAATATATAAAAATGAATGATATTGTAAATAACTTTTTAATTGGATATGTAGGGCAAGACAAAGTAATACCTAGGGTCAATAGAACTGATGTAATTTTCCATGCTAAAAGAGGTTTACAAGAATTTAGCTATGATACATTAAAAAGTATAAAATCTCAAGAATTAACAGTTCCAGATAGTCTATCTATAATTATCCCGCAAGATTATGTTAATTATGTTAAACTTTCTTGGGTTGATGGCTCTGGGGTGAAACATACTATATATCCTACCCAGTTAACTAGTAGTCCATGGGAAACGCCACTCCAGGCGGCTGATGGTGCTATTGTCCAAGATAATTTTAGTAGTAATTTAGAAGGAACATCTCAAATAAATGAAGCATGGCAAGAAAATAATCCTAATAATATAACAGGGTTATGGCCAGCAAATAGTAATAATCCAGATTTATTTATGTATGATTGGTGGGGAGAAGGATATGGACCTGGTGCTTGGTATGGACAGCGATATGGAGGTGATCCAGTTAATATGCAAACGAATGGATGGTTTAATATAGATGAAAGGCGAGGAACATTTAATTTTTCTAGTGATTTAAAGAAAAGAGTAATATTATTAGAATATATTTCTGACGGACTTGCTTATGACTTAGATACTAAGGTTCCTAAAATGGCAGAAGAAGCAATGTACATGCATATAGCTTATAGTATTTTGTCAACTAGAAGAAGCATCCCAGAATATATAGTACAAAGATATAAAAAAGATAGATACGCTCAATTAAGAAATGCTAAAATAAGATTATCAAATATAAAACTTGATGAAATAGTACAAGTGATGCGTGGTAAATCAAAATGGATAAAACATTAATACATGGCACAGACTAAAAATACCTTTTTAAAAGGTAAAATGAACCAAGATCTTGACTCTCGTATTGTGCCGGCAGGTGAATATAGGGAAGCTATTAATTTATTGGTTAGTAGATCTGAAGGGTCTACAGTTGGTGAGTTTGAAAATGTTTTAGGAAATACATCTGTTTTAGATGTAGGAAATAGTAAAGAAATAATAGGGTTTTTCCCAGATGAAACAAATAATATAATGTATTTATTTGCTACAGATTGGGATTCTATTAGCGGAAATGTTCGTGCCCCTTCTACAAGAAATTGTGGAATTTATAAATATGATGTTGGAGCTAATATTTTATCTACTTTAGTTTCAGGATATTTTCTTAATTTTAATAAATCTTTTAGAATAACTGGTGTTAATTTAGTAGAAGAGCTTTTGTTTTGGACTGATAATTTAAATCAGCCAAGAAAAATAAATGTTACATTAGCCAGCCTTAGCTCTACCCATTATACAACTGAAGAGCAAATTTCTGTTGCTAAATATTATCCTTATCAACCAATAGAAATATTAGATAGATATACTACAACAATTGATGGTAATATGCCGGGTGTTTCTTATGATATTGAAATAACTGGAGATACTTCTAATATAAAAACTGGTGATATAATAACTGATTATAATAAAGCCCCAGGAACAATTCCGGTAATTACAACTCAAATAAAAGTAGTAGCTATATTAGATGGAACAAATTTGACATTAGATACTCAGGTCCAATGGGATGATGATTTTTATATTGATTTTTCTAGAACAACAATGGAAGACGAGGCTGAAACTTATATTTCAAATTGGAGTATTGGAAGAGTTGCTGCTATTACAGGTACAGGTGTTAATCAAGAATATCTTTTAAACCAAGGGGGTGGTGGTTTAGTAGCAAATCAAACAACTGGAGGATTACCAAGAATCGGAGATATTGTAACATCCTCTACTATTCCTAACCCTATACCAGCTGATACTACAGTAACTCAAATGGTTTGTCAACATGGAGGTTCTGCTAGTGTTTTAAAATTATTTATAAAATTATCTAAAACTACTACATTAACTACCGCAGATAATATAGTTATAGGAAACAATCAATTTTTTGATGCTAACTTTGCTAATAAAAAATTTTTAGAAGATAAATTTGTAAGATTTAGTTATAGATTTAAATTTGAAGATAATGAATATTCTTTAATGGCTCCATTTAGTCAACCTATATTTATTCCTAAACAAGAAGGCGATTTTGGTAGAGGTCAGCAACCAGATGCCAACCCAGAACCTGATATGGATGAAGCTTATAAGTCTACTATTGTGCCTTGGTTCGAAAATAAAATTACTAGTGTAAAACTTAGGACACCGATGCCTTATGCTACTCCTGCTGCTTTAACTTCTAATTTAAAAATAATAGAAATAGATTTATTATATCGGGAATCTGATTCTATAGCTGTAACAGTATTAGAAAAAATTAAAATAAGTGAATTAGATCAATCTACAAATTTTAGTAATATAGGTTATAATGATATTTTAAATACTTTAAATACTCAATATTATTATGATTATTCCTATAATTCAACTAAACCTTATAAAACATTGCCCGAATCGCAAACCGTAAGAGTTTATGATAAAGTTCCAATTAAAGCTTTAGCTCAAGAATTAATAAGTAATAGAATTGTTTATGGTAATTATGTAGATAAACATACCAGCCCTTCTTCTTTCGATTATGCAGCTGGTGTAAATGAAAAATCTTTAACTTGGGATAATTTTATTGAATATCCTAATCACACTGCTAAACAAAATAGAACTTATCAGATGTTGTTTTGTCATCTTATGATACTATAGCTGGATTAAAAGGTTCTACAATATACAGTTCCTATAATTCTTATGGAGAACAGACTGCTGGTCCTATTATAAATTGGTTAGGGAACGCCTTAATAGTAAGATTAGATAAAGCAATCGGTCCTAAAGATCCTGACCCTGTAACTGGTTGGCCCGGTTTATATTCAGAAGTAGGACATGCCGCGAGTGTTAAAAGCATAGAAGAAGCAGGTAGTGGATATGTTGCAAATACTTTTTATATTACAAACGGTGGTAATGGTAATGGCTGTACAGTTTTAGTATCATCGGTTAGTGGTGGTGCAATAACTGCTTTAACAATTGTAAACCCAGGCAGTGGATATAGTCAAGATGATCAATTAACTGTTGAAGGTGGTGCTGAAGATGGTGATTTTAAAATTAATATAGGCGAAGAAAATCCATTAGGATGGTGTACTTATAAAATAGTGGTTAAACAACAAGAACAAGAGTATTATAACGTATATTTACCAGGATTTACTAATGGTTATCCCGTTACTTTAGGAGGAGGGGATTTGAATAAAGTTAGTTTTTCTACTTTATTAAGTGATAATATTAATAAAATTCCTAGGGATTTAAAAGAAGTTGGGCCTACAGATACAGAATTTAATAGTAGCGAATTATTATATATACGGGTAAATACTCCTAATATAAATAATAGAACTAACTCAGCTTATCGTCCTTATGGCATACCACAAAAACAAACTCCTTGGAATACTCAATATTATCCTGGAACATTATCTCAAAATGTACTTTCAATTGCCACTGTAAGAGACATGGAGCTTGTGTCTATTCCTTTTATAGATACTGGAACACCAGAAGGGCCGTATGATAAAATGGTTATAACTCAAGTAGGATCTGCTACTACAGGATGGGTAAATACACCAACAGCTTTAGGAAGTGTACCATGGGGAATATCTCCTCGTGTTGCCGCTTTATATAATACAGATGAAAATCCGATGATGTTGAAGTTTAGTACTTCACAGAACGGGCCAGCTAATTTATCTTCAACTGAAGCCCCAACTAATCCGACAGTTGTAGGGGCAAATATTAATTCAACTTCAACAGTTGCTGACCAGGATGCAATATATAGCTGCCAACCTTATTTAAGTGTAGTAGAGACTCAACCAGTATATACACGTTTAGAATTATTTTATGAAACATCTCTTGGGGGCAATATAGGGTTATTAAATGCATTAGTAGATGCCCAATATGATGGAGTTATAGCTTCAGAAGTAACAGCCGCAAATTTCCCTGAAAGTTACGCTCCTAGTACAACTATTGGTGCTGGATTTAATTTTATAGATGGCGGAGGTAGTGAGATAACTGATGGAACTAAAATATCAGCTATAATACAACAAGTAGTAGATCAAACAGGGGCAGATAGAACTAGTGAAAACTTATTTACATTAACTGAGGGGAGTAATGCTGAATTTCAATTAGCTACAAATGCTGGCGAATATTTCTGGTATAATGCAAATTCAAAGTCTCCTGGTAATTCTACAGATATATTTACAATTACATTTAGGACAACTTACACTCCAGTAAGTGATACTTTTATAGACGATATCTTTGGGTTTATAGTTACACTTACAAATGAACCTCCAGAAATTGATAGTTTTACTATAACCCCTCCTACATTAGCTACAACAACTATTCATACTTTTACAGGAGTAAATGGTACTAATAGCAATAATACTGCAGAAAAGACATTAGAATTATTTTGGGATCTAAATCCTGATCATGCAGATTATGAGGCTAATAATGTTATATTTAGTATGAGCTCTGCTGGTGCTTTAACTGTAACAGGCACGATGGTAGAAAACACTACATATGCTGTAGGCATAAGAGTTACAGATATAAACGGGGCTGGCTTAACAGATGTAGATGTAGCAGGTTTTACAGTAGGCTTACAACATACCCCAAGAGCTATTTGTTGTGGGTGGAATGGAAGTACTTATAGTACATGTAATCAAAATAGCGAATGGCTATTTGCTGAAACTGATAGCACAGATTTAGATACAGGAGGTGCATATGAACTTGCTGGATATAATTGGCCCCCAACTGCTTTATACAATGTAAGAGCTAAAGCTAATTGCGAGATTCCATCTTATACAACTGGAGCTTTAACCGCAGGAACAATGAAAGTTATACCTACTTTAACTAGTACATGTGTAACCAGTGATGTAACGATTTATTATAGTATTCAATATAGGGAAGATTTTGAATCTCCTTGGACACCTGCCACTTGTGATGTAGATTCACCAGCGCAGTTAGCAGGTGGCGAAATAAATTATACTATACAATTAAGCGCTACGAATGGAGCGCCTGATTCAGATGAATATTGGTTCAGTCAAGCTGGTGAATATAGGGTGTTTACTAAAAACATGGCTGGTGGTGCATGCGGGGCTGTTTGCGGAGTTAATAAATTCTATGTAGAATTTGGAGATAAGCATTATCCTAAAGCAGGAGACTATGGGGCTAACTGTATAGGATTGTTGTAATAAGAAGTAAAAACAAGTAATAATATTAATACCATGGCAATAACCTTAGAGATAGGATATTTTAACTCATTTTGGATGAAGAAAAAAGCAGATTTTCCTGCTTTTACTGCACCTGGTACTGCTTATTGGGCTGTTGGGGCTTTAGATACTCCCACAACAGATGCCCTCATAGGAGTAGGGGATTTAACTTATCAAACAGGCCCACCTATTGGGCAACCAGCAAAGAATTTTGCAGAAGATTGGTATTTAGAAGAGTCAAGAATTAGAGGGGGTTATAATAATACAAGCACAGATTACGGCGTTAAAGCTTATATTGTTGAAGAAAATGATACTAGCAACCGAAGAGGTAATTCTTTAATATACTCAGGTATATATAATTCTAGAACTGGTATTAATAATACTAATCAATTTAGTGTTAGTAAAGATATCACTAGGAGTGTTGATCCTGTAGGTGGGACAATACAAAAATTATTTTCTGAAGATACTAATTTAACTATATTCCAAGAAAGGAAAGTTAACATTGCTTTAATAGATAAAGATGCAATATATACTGCCGAGGGACAAGCGATGACTACTTCAGCTAATATAGTTATAGGGCAAATAACACCAGTATTAGGAAACTGGGGCATAGGTACTAATCCAGAATCTTTTGCTTATTATGGGTATAGAAAATATTTTGTGGATAGAGATAGACATGCAGTATTAAGGTTAGCCGGTGGCAATATAGAGGAAATTTCTAATTATGGTATGATTGATTTCTTTAGAGATCAACTATCTGATATTTCTGACACTGGCGCAATAATTGGGGGATTTGATGTATATAATCAAAACTACGTTCTTTCATTACAAACTAAACCAATGACTGCTTCGTCACATCCATCTGAACAAGGCACTTATAAAACTTTAACTTTTGATGAAAGAATACAAGGTTGGACAGGATTTTATACTTATAAACCTAATCAAATTTTTAGTTTACAAGGCCAATATTATACAGCTTATGGCCCTGAAATATATAAACATTATCAGGCAAAGACAACATTGGGAGTTGTGATTCCAAGAAATCAATTTTATGGAGTAGATAACACTTCTTCTGTACAATTTATATTTAATCCAGATCCTAATATAGTTAAAACTTTTCAAACAATAGCATATGAAGGAAGTAATGGGTGGAAAGTTACATCTTTAATATCAGATGAAACGGGTAAAGATTTAGAAAATAGCAGTTGGATAAATAATGAAGACACTGCTTCTCTTATATATAGTTATGACGAAGGAATATATTTAGAAAATAATATTCAATATAGAGTTGGTTTTGATAGAAAACAAAATCAATATGTAGCTTCTATACGAAATAGTACTATTGATCCTATGGCAGGGGAAGTTGTATGGGGAAATAAAATTATGGGTATAAAAGCCTACTATGCTACAGTAACAATGCAAACAGATGCAACAACTGATCCTGGTGGGTTAAAAGAATTATTCGCTGTAAGCAGTGATTATAGATATAAATAAAATTAAATTAAATGAATAAATTGGTTAAAAAAGATTTTCGAACTCAAATAATAGAGTTGGAAAATAAAATAATAAATTTAGACCATAAAGATGTAATTAAAGGAGATTCCAAAGTATGTCCATTAAAACATTCTTTTTCAGATGGTATATATGTTAGAGAAATAACTATACCAGCTGGTATGGTAATAATAGGAAAAATTCACAAGCATGATCACCCAAATTTTCTATTAAAAGGGGAGGTGGTCGTAATTACTGAAGAAGGTGGTAAAGAAGAATTAAAAGCCCCATGTTCTATGATTTCAAAACCAGGGACTAAAAGAATTTTATATGCTAAAACAGAGTTAATATGGACAACTGTTCATTTAAATCCAACTAATACACAAGATTTAAAAGAATTAGAAGAAGAAATAATAGCTCCTACATATGATGCATATGAAAAATTTATAGAAAATACAAATAATAAACAATTAAAACAATAATAATATGAGTTGGGTAATGGGTGGTATTGCGATAGCGGGAATGGTTATGCAAGGTGTTCAAGCCGGTAATCAGCGAAAACGCGAACAATCAAAAGCGAGAAGACTACAAGCTAAATTAGATAGCTTAGAAGCTAATAGGCAAGCTATTATAAATCCATGGGAAAATGTTACTAGTCTCGCTGGTTTGGCCTCGGATTTATCTGGTATGATGAGTAATCCTATGGCTAAACTGGGTGTTGCGACTAGATCAGCTGAGATACAAATGGAACAATCTGATATTGCATTAGCTAATACATTAGATACTCTAAGAGCTACTGGAGCTAGTGCGGGCGGGGCAACTGCTTTAGCACAAGCCGCCTTGGCTTCCAAAAAACAAGTGGCTGCTGGAATAGAACAACAAGAAGCCCAAAATGAAAAACTTAGAGCTGAAGGGGAAATGAGACTAGAAGACAAACAAATAGGTGAAAAATTAAGATTACAGCAATTAGGAATATCTGAAGGTATTAGGGTTCAAGGGGCCGAAGCACAAGGTAAAGGATTTATGTTTACCGCCAGAGAACAAAGGGAAAGAGATCAAATGTCAAGAACTGCTGCTTTAATGTCTAATGCTACAGCTGCATCTAATCAAGCACAGGCCGATCAAACTGCTGCATTTACCGGCGCATTCACAACTATGGCAACAACAGCAGCAAGCGCTGATTAAAATTATAAAATATGATATCTCCAGAAGAAAATAGAATAAAATCGCAAGAACTTATAAAGCAGGATAGCAATGATGGAATTGCTTATAACAAGCAAATATTAGAACATAATACTGGTGTTAATTTTAATATATTAGGCAATGCTTTTAAAGGGAAAGCTGCAATATATGCTGCTAATACATTAAAAATTAATAATAATGATTGTCCTGGTGGCAATTGTGATCAATTAGCAGATGAAAATAAACATTTAAAAAATGCACCGCAAAATGCTATGAAGTTTATAACTCAATTTAAAACCGAATTATCAGCTACTGAACAACCTAATTATGATATAAATAATCCTTATCCTTATATGATTATAAAAGATGGTTATAATGTTAACATGGGCCTTCTTAAAGATGGTTCTTTTGATTTTAATGCTTCTGGTCCGGGATTTGATGAGCCTTTTAAAATTAATAGCAGTATATTAGATAAGTTAGTAATGGATAATAAATCTTTAATTTCTCAAACTCCTAATATAAATAAAGGAGCTGGTGATGTTTTAATAGAATCCGGGTTATTTAATCAAGCTCATGTAAATAAAAAAGACAATACTCTAACTGATGATGCTAAAATTTCTATTGCAGATTTTGGAGTACTTAATGCTGAGGGAAATCCTATTTATGATCAAGTGGAAATTGAAATTGAAGGAGAAAAATATATGCGAAATGTTTATAAATATAATGAAGCAAAAATAATTAAAAAGCTCAAACCTTTTTTAGATGCAGAAGTTGCAGGTTATTTATCAGATGAACAAAGCGCTGTTGCTGCATGGAATATGTATTTAGCAAATGATACAAGTATGGTGGAAGATGATGAACGTGTTAAAGATAAAAATGCAGGAGATAAAAGTTGGGCATATCAGAAGTTGCCCTTAAGTAATAGGCAAAAACAAGAGTTTAGTTTAAAATATCAATCTTATTTTGTAAAAAATCAATTACTACCTTTTATACAAAATCAAGTCCCGTCTGGCGATGATGGAAAACCTATAAAAGCACAAGTAATGACAGACGAAGAATTATATAAACAATATCTTGGTTAAATAAATTTAATATGGCTACAGAATTACAAGCTATTATACAACGCATGAGAGCTGAAGGTAGATCTGAAGAAGATATCGCCAAAGTTGTTGCAGAGCATAAAGCTAGAAAAGCAAATCCGCCAGTAAAAGCTGTAGCAGAAATAGAACCATCTTCAGAAATAGTAAATGTTGATGGAGTTGATGTGTCATTAGGTCAAGAAGAAGATAAGAAAGAAAGTGAAGAATGGAAAACCCAGTTAGCGAATTCTTTAAATACTAAAAAAGTTATAAGCGAGAACCCAATACTAAACGAAGATGGATCTCCTAATACCGAAGTAACTCAACAAAATATTGATAATACCCCTTCCCCTATAGCATTTACTCCTAAACAACCAGAGGGAATTGTTATAGATACTGAAATAGATTATAAAGCTAGTTTGGGATTGCCAAATGATTTAACTAAAATAAACCAAGCTAAAGGAATTAGATCTACAGGATTACCCGAGGCTGAAAAAGCATTAGAAATTTTAAACAATAAATTTAGTGATTTTGGTTTTGAATTTGATATTTCAGAAAAAAACTTTAATGCTGAAATTGCTATTACTGCACCTAATAGGGAATCATTAATTATAAGTCCTATTGCAGATAATGATCAAGAAATCCAAAATTTTATTAAAGAAAATAGCGGAGAGCATATAACTAAAGATGAAATTGCTATAAATGAACAGCTATTAAAAGATTATAATGAGGGAAAAATAGATCTTACTGCTGCCCAATTATCCAAAATAGTAAAAATTACTCCAGAAGCAGAAGAATATGTTATGGGATTTATGCCTAAGTTTGAAGATATTAAAGAAGGAATTAATCCCAAAACAAAACAATCTTATTTATATGAAGAATATTTTAAAGCAATAAATAAAGCTTACGCTAATGACCCTAGGACTCAAGAAATGGGGAAAAATATAGAAAAGGAAATATTAGATAATGAAGAATGGATTAATAAACAAAAAGAATTACAAAATCTTCATATTAATTTAGGAGTAGATAAAGAACAATATGATTTATTGTCTAAAGAGGCAAAAGAACTTAAAATACAAATAGAAGACCCTAAATTTATTGAAAATATAAATAAAGAATGGCAAAAAAGAGTTGATTGGATGCAAGGGCAATGTCAAAAATGGGGTATTTATTGTGATGAAAAATGGTATAAAAGTAATCCTGAATTTAGTAATCATCCATTAATTCGCGAATTTAATAACAAAGTTGATCAAATAAATAGTATTATTGATAATAAAACTAGTGATGAAGATTTACAAGTAATGGTAGAAGCTTATCAAGATGCTATTACAAAAGAATATAATGAAGAATTCCAAAAACGTTTAAAAGAAAATCCAGAAGCTGCTAAAATATATAAAGAATATGGTATAATTGCTGAAAGATTACTTCCAGATTATGCTAAAGGATTTGATAGATCTAAAGATGATTATTTAAATGCTTTAGACCAAACAATGGCTCTTAATGAAAATTTAGAAGATCCAAGTTTTGGGGAATTAGTAAAAATGGTTTTTACCCCAGGAGTTAAACCATATATACCTTCATTTGAAAGAGGTAAAGTAACACTAAAAGAAAGTCATAGACATTTAGTTGAAGGTTCTAAATTAGCATGGAATGAATTACAGATAACATTACAAAAAGAAACTTTAGAGTCTAGGAACAGGGTTGTAGAAAATTTAAAACAACAAATAGGTGGTGGTCCTTTTACAGGGGGCGGTAGTGGAATTGAATTAGATATGAAAATATCTGAAGCAAGACAAATAGATCCTAGTGGTCAATTAAATAGATATTTAGTTGCTTATCGCGGCACAAGAGATGATAATTTAACTGTTGGTGAATTTTTTGATCAAAGAAAAAGCGCTTTAGATGAAACTGTAGAAAGTATGGAAACTGATTATATGGAAATGGCAGATGCATATAAAGAATTAGGTAAACTTAATAAATTAGATGGAGACGAGGCTTTTCTTTCTTTAGAAGGATTTATGCAGCATTTGGCTTTAGGTTATCAACAAGCTTCTCATATGTCTTTTTCTTTATTAGGTACAGCAGCTTTTACCGCAGGAACTGTATTAAGTGGTAGTGGAGTTGGATCTGGTGCTGGAGTACCTTTAATGTATGCAGGTGGGGCTTTAATGGCTGTTGGGGCTAGTATACAAGGGGCTATGACATATAGTAGTGTGTATATGGAAGCAGTAAGAAGGCAAATGGAAAAAGATCCAAAATATGCAAATAGAGAAATTTCAGGGGAAGAGTTTATAGAAGCTTTAAAAAATCCTAAATATGGAAACCAAATGGCTGCTCTTAGTGCAGGAGGCTCTATTATAGTTACTGAATTCATGTCAGATATAGGAATGGCCTATGCTGGTGGTAAAATAGGAGGACTTGTATTTAAAAATCCTTTTATAAATAAATTAACACGTAATAGTTTTACTAATTATTTAACTAATATCACAACTGCTGGTATTACATATGAAGCTAATATATGGAAAGAATTTGGAACAGAAGGATTTCAAAATTATTTAGAACAAGGATTTACTAATCTTAGTGTAGGGGAAGAGTCTCCTTTTACTAAAAATATAGATACAGCTCAAATACTTGAAGATGCAGAGGCTGGAAAGAAAATAGGACGTTTATTTGGGATTAGTAGTGTTAGTGGGGCCATAGGGGGTAGAAGCCAAATTGCTGATATGATGCTTGGAAGCTATACTAGTAGAGCCAAAGCAATAGCTACTAAGTTAAAAATGCAACCCGGTAGCTCAACATCAATTACAGTAGAAAATTTATTTAAAGATTTAAAAAATGAAATTGAAAATGATTTAAATCTAACAAATAAAGAAAAAAGAAATGAAATTAAAAAGATATCTAATATAAGAAACGCGGGTTTAGCTGTCCCTATTATTATAACTAAGAAAAATAAAGGTAAATTAATTAATTTATTAGTAGAACAAAAAGAACTAGAAAATAAAATAAAAGAAAAAAATAATAAACAATTAAGTGTTGTTGATATAGAAAGGAAACAAGTAGTAGACGGGGAAATTGAAAGTATTATACGAGAAAGTGTAGTACAAGAAGAAAGTTTAAAAGGGCCTACCTCCCCTATGGGAATGTTTGGGGTTGGTAAAGAGAAAATTACCGCTGAAGAACAAGCTGATT